GTAGCAGACTTAGTTAAAGAAATCCCGTTTAATTGAAATGTACCATTAATATTTACAGCAGCATTACTAATCTGCAGTGCAGAATCAAATCCTTTTCCGTCAGAGATAGGACGCATTGTTGTATCAACACCGCTATTATCATTACTAACTTGTAATAAGTCTTTATAAGTAGTAGCAATAGTGTTGCCTGTAAGTGCAGTCATTATATATTATTCCAATAGTTGTTAGGGTCTAAACTAAGTTCTTCCCAATTTGCATTAACTTTCTGCCACTCTAGATTCCTGTCATTATTAGAAGGAGAACGTGGATTTCTAATACTCTCGTCATCTCTAACATTTGGCGCTCTATTTTGAGGATGATTCTTTAAATCAAAAGCACCATCCCAATCTGTAGGGCATACTAACATACCATAACTGTTCAACTTCATAACTCTATGTGGATAGATGAATCCACAAGTATCACATACAGCTAATGCTTTTTTATTGCTTGCCATTATTATACTCTATTTAGTTTAGGTAGGAAATAGGCACTTGCTCTTTCTCTGTCCTCATGCATAGCTCTCATTAATCTTTCTTCGTATTCTACTTTTAAGAATTGTATACGGCTAGGTTCAATACCCGGTCTTTTCATTGACATATAGAATGCTACTCCTACTGCTAAACAGGGGAGAAATCTACGAGAAATATCTGCAATCTGACCAGCAGATTTATTAACATCTTGAATAAATTTAATCTGTTCAAGTTTTAAAACATCAGTAGTATTTTCTGGGATAGGCCAGAGGAAGACAGTAGGATTAGCTCTTGATCTTCTTACTGCATATTGAGAGGGTCTACCTTTCTGACCTTTACGAGGTATCTTTAAATACTCTTCCATAGTAATACGTTGTAATTGTAAATCTACATTATCCCTATTTAAAACTACTTCAGTAATGTCAACAGTACTAGCAGGTAGCGCATATGAAGTAACACTAGTAGATACAGAAACAGCCGTTGTATCAGCAGTCCAAAGTAATATTCCTCTGTTCTGCCAATCTTGTAAAAGAAGATTAATAGAACGTCTTGCAGATTTAGGTTCATTACCTAGAATCTGTTCGCCGCCTATCATCTCCATCGCTTCTTGGATAACTTCGTCGATATCCATTGAGAAGTCATATGTACCACTAGTCGTCATATTAAATGTCCTTGTCTAGTATTCTATAGTCTTTCCCGGTTCGTAATCACATACAACATCTTCAGGCGGTCCTTCAATAGATGGACCCTTTCGTGCAGCACCGAAGCCTTGACCTGTAGGACGAGCAACGACATTTCTTAAATCTTTTTCGTAGGCGTCTTTACCTTTCTTATCGTAAGAGTAAGACTTTCCTTTTAATGTAGGCATTAAGTTCTCCTTTTCCATCTTTTAACATTTCCATCTTTTTCTTGCTTGTCGTAATCTTGAGTTAGGATTCTTCGCAGCTTTAGGAAACTTCTTCATTTGTCCTGCAGACCTAGCACAATAACTCTTACGTCTAGTAGCTCTTGCTTTACTTGGCTTACTTTCAGTTACAGCAGTTTTAAGTTTACTACCGGGATTATCTTTTCTATATTTAGCTACCCCCTTAGGAGTCATACCTGCACCTTTTTTAGTTGGTCGCTTATGACCCCCCTTAATGGTATGACCTTTCATAGTACCTTTTTTCTTAGTAGCTGTACTCTTTTTCTTAGTTGCTCCCATTACTTTTAATAACCTGTTCTAGCGCAACCAGCTCCCTTACCCATAAAGCCACTCTTAGCTTTCTTCATTACTTTTCCACCATACTTTAGTTTCTTAATCTTCCCTCCAGATTTATATTCAGATATCTTATCTTCTTCAGCTTCATATCCTTCATCTGTCATACCTGCCATACCTAGTTTCTTACCAAGAACATTATCATATAACTTATAGTGAGGGTCTTTTTTCTTTTTAGATTTAGGAGACTTTTCAGATTTGTTTTTAGCCATGCTTTCAGGAGAAAGGGGATTAAAATCATCTTCAGTATTAGCTTTAAAAGCATCGCTTAAATTAGCTGAAGGTTTAAAACTTTCTTCTTTCTTCTTCTTCTTATTAATTTCAGCACCTGTACCTTCGTCATTTACAGTGTTATCAAACTTAGGTTTTCTAGTAGATTCAGAAGACTTATTAGAATCGTCCCCTAGCAAGTATGCAGCACCTGCTCCAGCACCTACTCCAGCGCCTACTCCAGCGCCTACCTTAGCTGCTGTACGTACAATAGGTTTTTTAATCATAGATGCTATAGATGCAGGGGAAAGAGGATTAGTTGTATTTGTATTTGTAGTTGTAGTTTTAGCAGCTTTAGCTTTAGCAGCAGCTTTAGCTTTAGCAGCAGCTTGAGCTTTAAGTTTAGCAGCCCTTACTTTTCCTGCCGGGGATAATTTAGAAGGAGCAGTTGCAGGAGAAGAAGTAGGTGTCTTAGTCTTAGCTACAGTAGGTGTTTTTCTAATTGATGCTAAACCACCACGAGGATTAATGTTACTACTCTTTTCACTATCAGCCCTCTTAATTATTCTGTCTAATGGTTTAGAAGTAGGTGTCTTTACTCTAGGACCTGCGTTAGTGATATTTCTTGCTAAATTAGAATTTTTGTTTATTGAACTAGATGATCTTTTTGCTATCTCTTCTACTTGCTTTCCTGAAGCTTTTGGTATTGGCTTACCAGTAAGTTTTTTAACTTTTTCAATAGCAGATTGTGTAGCTTTTCTTGCTACTCCTTTTCCTATAAGTCGTCTTGCTACTACAGGAGCAACCCTAAGAACAGCTGAACCAATTGCAATAGCGATGAGTGGTATTGTAGCAAAGGCCATAATAAAAAATCCTTTAGTTAGTGTTAGGCACAAGATTATCGTCGGCACCCGCAGGACTAGCTGGGGTCTGCATGTCATCTCTTCTTGTACGTCTAGCTTGGTTACGTTGAAGTTCTAATACTTGTGCGTATTTTTGCTCATACATTTGAGCGGCAGGAAAATCTTTCTGGAATAACATGGCTTCTATGAGAGAAGCAAAAAATAATAGATCGTAAGCGAAGTCAGAAAAGTAATTTGTAGGAGTAGTAGACGTAAGTGCTACAGGCTTTGAAACGTGAACAATCTCTCCATCAAAAGAAGAAACTGGTGTAGGTGCAATTAAAACTGTAGTATTATCTCTGGGTGCATAATATTTAGGCTCAGATGTAGATGCTATTACAGGCCAGTAGTCATTAATAAATTCATCTGTTCTTTGAAGAAGATTGATTTTACTGCCATTACTAGTAATATTAATATTCTTTACTATTCTAGTACCTACAGGCAGTGTAACAATTCTAGCCTCAACAGCTACAGAAGTATAAGTCACTAGCCCATAATCGTCTAAATCTTTCGTTAGACGTTCTTCTGCTCTATTAACCATGTTAGGAACATAGGCTAGAAATTCTGCACCTTCATTCTCACATGCATCAATAATGTCATTTACTAAGAAGGTGTAATCAGCCATAGAATATTGCTACTGTAGATGCAGATGTAGGTGCAGATACCATGACTGCTCCATCCATACGCATTCCTAAATCTGCTAAATAAATTTCATTTACATCATTAGCAGTAGTATTAACAAACTTAATATTATTACCTTTAATCTGCCCTGCTGGACTAGTGGAAGTTCCTGTTATAAGAAATGTTCCTACACCAGAAGCATTGATACTTCGTATTCTTGTATTTGCTAGAGCTACGCTAGAAGTTACATCTAGTACTGCACCACTACCTGTTACAAAACCTTGTCGAATAGTTGTAGACATTTACATTATCCTTTAGATAGTCTATAAGCGAATTGTATGTATTATATACTATAAATATTAAATATAAAAGGAGTAGAATGAGAAATGTTATATTTATACTTCTCACTCTAACTCCTTTTACTTTAAGATTTAAGGATTACGAGGAACCACTGGCCCCATAAAACCCACGCCAATCAGAAAAGCCGAAGCTGTAGCGTTCGCGAGACTTAAATCGAAGATTACCAGTATCGAAATCTGGCTCCATCTTCGTTTGAAGTGGTGAGCGAACAAACATCTTCGCACCATTCGGACAATCCGTTTTAATGAACCAAGCATTCGTATCCGTAAAACGATGGTTTACAAAGAAACCACCGGGTACAAGACCCTGATTACGAATTGCATTGACATCATTAACATTCGTCGCACCATTAGCAGCCGT